GTACGAACTATCCTCCCGGCCAGCTTTTGCGTAGAACCTATACATGGGGAGGGGGTGCGCAGTCAGCGCTGACCGCTGACCGCTGACCGCTGACCGCTGACCGCTGGTGCTGACCGCTGACCGCTGACCGCTGGTGCTGACCGCTGACCGCTGACCGCTGGTGCTGACCGCTGACCGCTGACCGCTGGTGCTGGTCGTCGATCGCCTCAAAATAGTTCTTGACGGATGCGTCACCAAGCCCTACATTAACGACACGGCGAAACCGGCCCGCCACCTGGCCGACTCAGTTAGGACTGACATCATGAGGCTCGCAACTTTCCACCATAGCGTTTTTGGATGGTTCACGCTGCCGCGCTGCACTGCGCGCGACTACACGACGGGCGAACAAATTGAAGCGGCGGCCCTCTTGGTGCTGCAGTCGGGGGAGTAATCATGGCCCTCGTCATCCTCGCATGCATCGCAAGCGTCTACATCATCAGCCGCCCCGTAATCCGCGCATATCGCGCTTTTGCCTGAAAGCACAACGTCATGAAAAAAGAAAACTCAGCAGAATCACAAGCCCGCGCGCAAGTTGCGAGCGTTTGCGAAATGGCCGCCGCTCTGCAGTGCGACTACGAAAGACTCGGCGAACTGCGAAACGAGCGCGCGGCATGGCTTGAAGAGAATCCGGGTTCTTTTCTTGAACCCAACGATCCACGAAACGGCGCGCGCTGGGTTATGGCATGCCCAGACGAAGCCGAAGAGCTGGTCGAATTGGAAGCCGCGGCCGCATCCCTGGCCCTGCGCACGCAAGTGGGGGCCTGATCATGCAAGGCTCCCCCTCCCTCCCTTTCTCCATCCTCTTCGCCGACACAATCGCAACGCACGGCATTGAGTGGGCGCGTGCCCACTACATCAAGCGCGGCATGCCCGCTTGGGAATTCGCCTTCTGGGTTTCCGCAACCGCTAACTTTTAATTGGAGCGCATCATGTCCGCCATCCAGACTCGCTACGTCGGCCCCACCAATACGCGCGGTTCACGCATCAAGGCATGGTGCGATGCCGGCTCAATCACCATTCCGTACCCGCACCACGCAAACAGTGAAGAGGAAAAGCACAGAATCGCCGCTGAGGCTTTGCAGAAAAAACTAGGCTGGCTCCCCGCCCCCGGAAATTTGTACGGTGACCTAATCGGCGATTGCTTGCCGGGCGGAGGGTACGCTTTTGTAGACGATGATCGGCGTCTACTGGCCATCAAGGGGTTTGTCAATTCGGTGCGCAACGCCACATGGTCAGGCAACCCGTGGTGCAAGCCCGAATTTAGAAACGCTGTAGCGGCAATCGGCCGCGCGCATGGGTTCTTCGGCGACTGCCTTGATGCCCCTACCCGTCCCGACGAAATTTCGGCGTGGGAAGCGCGCCGGGGCTAAACCACGCCAGCCATAGCGCCTCAGCAGGGGCGCTATACCGGGCGCGCGTTGCGCACCATGCCGGCCGCATTTGGCCGATAACCTAGGGGCAAAGAATGGACAATCTCCACCGCCACAGCGAGATGCCGCGCTATCTGCGTGACTACTACGGGGCCAAGGCCCGCCTCAGTGAACTGCGCGGCGCCGCCGCAAAGCACGGCTATGCGCATTGGAAAGATGCGCGGCACTGGACTTGGCGTAATTGGCATGCAGCCCATGCCGCGCTTTCGCAAGGTGGCGCCGGGGAATGGTACTGCCACACTGGCGAACAGTTCAGGGGCGAGTGCGACGCGCACGAATTGGTGCGCAGCCTGCCGCGCGGTTGGTTTACGGATGTGGACTGCACTGATACCGCTATCGGCATTGTTGGGCGTTTGCCGCATGGACGCTTTATCGTCGGCTATCGCTGGACCTCAAACGATGAACGGGTTTACTACCCGGACGTTTACGACGATGCCGACGAAGCCGCGCGGGCCGCTGATTCTCACGCAGAGCGCTTCGCAGAATCGGCGCGGGAAGATGACGAACTGTTTCAAACGATGTGCAGCGCGGAAGACCATGCCGAGAGCATGGAATTGGATACGGGCATGGCGGTTGAGGCGCGCAACGTCAGCGCGCGGCATCGCAGAGTTGCGCGCGATCGCATCGCAGAGTTGCGCGCAGCGCGCGCTGACGTTGAGACTGCGCGGGCAGCGTATGAAAGGGGTTAAGCCATGCTTTTGATATCAAAGACTTATGAAGTCATAACCGAAAAGTCGGCCGCGCATGGTGACGCTGAAGACCGCGGTTTTGAATGGGAGGACTCACCCAACACTGTGCGCGAAACGGCCGACTATTTGCGCGGCCGCGAACCCTCGCAAAACCCGATAACGGACCTGGCGCAAGTCTGGTTTACGGAATACGGTGATGCTGATTTTCGCACCGGGGAAGTCGAAAACACGTCTATACACTTCAGCCACAAAAACAGGCCCCATGCGCTGCGCTATTGGCGCGCGGCCATTCTGGCAGCAGGCTTCACACTCAAAGACTGAGCCATGACAAAGCCTCTATATTGGATTGTCTGGGTCAACGGCGCCCAGCACCGTTTCACCCAGCGCGCGGCCGCTCGCGGCTTTGCGATGCTGCGCCGCGCGTGTGGTGATGATGTGACCGTCAAGGCTATAGGATTCTGACCATGACAAAACAATTTTCTGACGTATCGGGCCGCTACGGTGCCCCTATGGGCCGCGCAGAATCGCCGCCAAGCGATGCGCCGCGCAGTGTGCGGGTTTTCCGTGTTCGGCTTGACGCTGGCGGCTATGACGATGGCGGGGCGTACTGGGGCCTATCGCGCGGCGATGCGCTGTACTGCGCGCGGTGCGACGAAGGCGGCCGGCGCTTTGTGCGCGCCCGGTCTCGTTTTCACGCGCTGCAACTGCTGGAGATACCTGCCGAAACGCTAAAGCGCCGGCCGCTTGCGCAGCTCGCAAAAATGCGGGCGCTCGATACGCGCGGCGATCTGAACTGCGCAAGCGCCGCCGCGCTGGCCGACTTAGAACGTTTGGGGTACTAACCACAATCCACGGCGCCCAGCACCGATTCACCCAGCGTGCGGCCGCTCGCGGCTTTGCGATGCTGCGCCGAGCATGTGGTGATGATGTGACCATTAAAGCAGTGGGGTTCTAAACATGACAAAAACCGAAGCAATCAAACGCGCACGCGCACAAGTCGGGAAGGTTTGAGCATGAGTAAGTCACAGCCGTGCTATCTGATCGAAGCCACTAAACGGTGCCGCACGCACCGGCCCGGTGATCGCATTTATTATGTAGGTCCGCGCGCCAATATTCCAAATGGATGGCGCGTCATAGGACGCATGTAGTCCGCCACGGCCGACCGGGCGCCGATAAAAGCCCGACGCGAGCCTAGGGGCCGCCGCATCCGAAAGGGTGCGGCGGCCTTTGTGCTTTTGGAGTGCCGCTGATGATGCATGGCGTCGATTGGCTCGATCAAGACCTGAGTGGCTGGATCGCGTCTGAAAAGATGGATGGATGCCGCGCGTATTGGACCGGCGCGCAGCTGCTGACGAAAAGCGGCCGCGCCTACCCTTGTCCACCGGCCGATCTACTGCGCCAGCTACCGGCGCATGCGCTCGATTGTGAACTGTGGGCGCCCGGCCGGCCGCGCGCAGAATCGCTGCGCTTGGCCTCAGCGGCTGCGCTGCGCGGCGAGTGGTCCGATGCGCTACGGCTGGCGGCTTTCGATCTTCCTGAGCATGGCGGCCCTGCCATCGATCGGCGCCGCGCGTTGGACATTCACCCGCTCGCATGCGCTTGGCGCCGCGTCGCCAGCACGGCCGATGCGCTGGCCATGCGGGCCGAAGTGTGGCGCCGCGGCGGCGAGGGAGTCATGCTGCTAGACCCGGCCGGGCGCTATCAGGCCGGGCGGCGGCCCGTGCTGCTGAAGCTGAAGTGAGCGCTCACTGGGGCGGCCGGCCCGGCTTTTTGCACAAAAAAACGTATGACAGGGGGCGGAAAACCGAAAAACCGCCATCCTTCTCGGCCTTTCAAAAAAAAAATTAGCCGCTGTAGAGAAGGCTGTTCCTGATATTTCGGGCCAGCGTTTGGCTCGCAATCCGGCCGGCGATTCCGTAAAAATCGAGCCGAACTCGATAGGTCACGGTCGGCACGTAGCGAAAAAGCGGGATCAGCGTGTTCCGTCGAAACGGCCCGGCCTTCTTCTCCACGCCTGAGCCTTCGGCCAGGTAGACGCCCGGAGCGAGCTTGCCACGCCTGCGGGTCACAAAGACGTATTGGCCGCCCGCCCTGCTCTGGGCCTGGATGCGCGAACGCCGCTGCCGCTTCGTGAGCTTGTAGCCCAGTTGCTTGCCGTAGCCGGCCACAAGTTGCGTGTTGGCCTGCGCGATGATCTGCTGGATCAGCCCACGCTTGACCTTGAGCGACCCATCGAGCGCATTCTGCGTCGGAACCGCGAACCATCCGGGGGGCATCGCACCCTTACCCTGCAAGGACCGCTCAAATCGCTTGACAGAGCGATTTCCGCCGAGCACCTGGGGGGTGAGGGGGTGCTGACGATATTGCGGGTCTTTGCGCAGTTCTACAGCCGCCCGCAACAGACCGGGCTTGCGGTAGTCGGCCGGCTCCACCCGGAACGCATTGAGCGTGTAGGCGTTGGGCCTGTTGAACACACGAAGCTCTTCCTGCCGCACAGCCTTCTGCACGTCCTGGGCGGTGCGCGTCAAGCCACGCGCCATGCCGAAGCGTTGCCGTTTGGCCTCACGCTTCAGCTCAGCACGCACTTGGCGAAATCCTGTGACCCGAACCTTGATCATGCGGCCATGATAGCCACAATCCTTCCCACCCCGAACACCCCAAAGCCAAAAAGTCTCCGGGGTGCTACTAAGTTGTTGATTCGTATAGCTTTTTCTGTTTTATACCCCATACCCCTAACCAAACAAGTCCATACAAACATCTGTATAGTAGATAAAGATATATCTTATGTATAGTACACAATACAGAAGCTGGGGAGAACTGAAAACCCCGTTTTGTTCGGGGTATGGGGTATTTTTCATCTTAAGTGTTTGATTCATAAGGCTTTTTTCGTACCCCGTATGCGGGGTAAAAGCACCCCGTATTGACAAGTCTCTTATCCACAGTACACTTCTCACTTCACAACTGGAGCTGAAATGAACCGCAAAGAGGCTGCAATGCTCGGAAAGAGCAAATACAACACGGGTCAACCGTGCAAGAACGGTCACTTCTCAGACCGCTATACACTGAACGGAATTTGTGTGGCGTGCGCGAGTTCCTACCAGAAGCGCGCCTATTCCGACATACGGCGGGCTCGCAACGAAGCTCGCTTTGGCCCCGCCGCCCAGCCGCTGACCACACCCCGCGTCGCCATCCGGCAGGAACTGCTCGGTCCGGTCGAGTCGCTGCTGCAAGCCCTGATGCGCCATGACCCCCGGGCCACGAACCTGCTGGCCCTGTGGACCACTGGAGGCGCCAAGTGACGAACACCCCACCCCGCGTCAAAGTGATCCGCAAGGTCAACGCACTCGCCCAGGCCCACATGATCCGCCTGCTGCTCGAAGGCACCTACACGGTCCACGAGATAGCTGCGGAGAGCGGCCTGCACTTCACCACGGTCAGCGAGTACGCCCGCGCGCTCCACCATGTCGGCGCCGCCCACATCAGCATGTGGGAGAAGGACAGCCTGGGCCGCGACTGCATCATGATCTACAAGCTCGGCCCCGGCCGCGATGCCAAGCGCTCACGCAAGACGCCAGCAGAGCGCGCAGCCGGGCGTCGCAGTCGCATCAAGGCCGCCCGCGACCTGATGGTCACAGCAGGCCGTGGTCGCTACGTCAAGGCCGCCAACGGCCGGCTGCGCTTTGAAGAGGTCACACCATGAACCACTGCACTCTCTGCGGCGGCGCCGGCCATAGTGTCCGCTCGTGTCCATGGGCACGTCGCATGCTGGTATGTGGCGGCCGCAACTTCAGCGACCATCGCTGGCTCTATCGCGTGCTGGACGATCTGCACGCCGTCAACCGCATCGGCCTGGTGATCCACGGTGCTGCCCGCGGGGCCGACAGCCTGGCGCACAGCTGGGCGGTGTCACGAGGCGTCGAGCCGTGGCCATTCCCGGCCCGCTGGAGCATTGACGGACCCGGCGCTGGTCCGATCCGCAATGGCCGCATGCTCACCGAGGCTCAGCCCCATTTCTGCGTCGCCTTCCCAGGCGGCACCGGCACGCAAGACATGATCAAGCGGGCGCACAAAGCCGGCGTGTTGGTGTTGACACCTAGCCGGCCTTGCGCTAATGTTGGGGCTCTTGCTTGAGCCGACCTCCCCCTTAGCCGCCCCTCGTGGGCGGCTTTTTTATTTGGTCAGCTCCAGCACATGCGCCCACAGTTGCGCCTCGGCCTCAGCCCTGGTCGCACCGCCCCGCAGCGCGACGTAATAGTCAGCCCTAATGCTGTGGACGCAGGCCCCGCCACCGCGGCGGTGCGGGAAGTGGTATCCGCCACAGCCACACTTGAGCCGTTGGTTTCGCTTCCATCGCTTGCTACCCATGGCCGGCCTTCAGAATCGCGCCGATCTGCGCATTGGTGTATGTCTTGGCCACCTCGGCCGGGCTCGTGATGCTCGCGGCCGGTGAGCCCAGTTTGACGTAGAGCCGCGGCTTGCCACCGTCAGGCATCACATCGTTGTTGACCCGGCCGCCGCTGAGCGCTGGGTGCCAGTCGTAGCCGAGGCCCTGCATGAGCCCACGCCTCTTGTTGATTGGGATGCCGCCCTTGTTGATCCGGTCCAGCAGGCGATCCAGTTGGATGCTGCTGACCCAGCCGCCGCGGAAGCCGCTGACGCCCTGCTCGATGGCCTCAAGCACCTCTTGCTCCACGCTGCCCATGCCGAACTCAATGGCCTCGGTGGTGCTGCTTGTGTCGGGTGCTCGCTGGCATCCGGTCGCAGGGTTGAACTCGTCGGGGATCGGCAGCGTCCACAGCAGCTCACTCACGATCGCGGCACCGTCCGCCTTGTACCAGGCGTAGAGCTGCTGGAAGTAGTTGCCACCCATGCCGTCGCGCGCCAAGTCCTCGCGGTTCTGCTGTGCGGTGTAGAACGGGGCAAAGCGTCGATCGTTGCGCGTCTTGATCAACCCGTCCTTGTGGTTCGAGTTGAACACGAAGTTGCAGCAAATCTCGGTGCTGATCTGATCCTCGCCCTTCTTCTGGATTTCGTAGCCGGCACCAGCTGTGATCATCGGCTTCAGCTCTTCGATCACATCCACCGTCACGTTGCCACGCTTGATGTGAATATCTTCAACCAGTATCGCGGTGGTGCCGCAGAGCCAGTGGTTGAACGGACTGGCGAGCTGGCTTGCCTTGGGCCAGTGCACATAGCGCGGGCCGATGGCCGAGGCCACCGCTAGGCTCAGTAGTGTCTTGCCGTTGCCCTCGACGCCCTGAAACAGTGGAGCCCATTGGAATTTCACGCCCTGGTGCTGGACGCAGGCGGCCAGGTAGTAGAGAGCGATGTTGCGGTCACGCTCATTGGGCAGCAGCTTCGTCAGGTGCCGCAGGAATGGCCCAGCGTCACCCGTCTTGCGCGGCACCTCGACCGGCACCCACATATTGACGCGCACCCGCCCGGCCTCTTGGATCAGCGCGCCGGCCGGCTTGGTGGGCATGAAGCACACCGAATCTGCGACTGGGCGGCGCAGCACCTGGCTCTCGGTGAAGGCTTCCCAGGCGTTGCGCGTGGTGCGCTCGTTCATCGCATCCATGGCGAAGGTGTAGCCGCCATAGATCACCTTGAAGCGATCCTGATTGCGCAGATAGCCGCCTGGTACCAGAACCTTGTTCAAGTCGGTGACGTACACGCAGCCCTTGAAGAACTCGACTTGCGCACCGGGCGGCAGGAACGTCCCACCCTGTACCTCGCGCTGCTCCGGTTCAGCAACAGCCTCGCCCTGCTGTGTGGCCACCGCTGCCGCTGGCAGCTCGATAGGCTTGTCGCGCAGCACCTCGCGCTGCATGCGGCAGGCGCTCATGATGGTGCGGTCGCGCAGGTAATCACTCCGATCGTCCCACTTGTCGCGCACCAGGGCCGAGCGGCGCATCAGGCGCTCCATGCGCTCGCAGTCCCTGCCCGTCCAGAATGCCAGGTGCTGAGCGAGGGCAGCATCGGCGCTGCTGCGGTCGTACACATCGCCCGATCCGCTGGGGTACGCCTGGGCCAGCACCGCCTCGTCAGCCTGCCACAGATCGCGGAACGTGGCGCCCTTGCCGAACACGCTTTTGGCGCTCTGCGATGCCAGCGCGCGACGCAGCAGCTCTTCATCATCAGTCGGCCCGTGCCAGTCCTCAGACGGGCCTTCCGACCAGTCAGCCGGCGTGCCGGCCACGGCCACCTTGGCCGGGAAATAGTGGGCCACCAGCGTGCCGAGCGCTGCGGTGCAGTCCGTGGCTGCTGAGCCCATGGCGCCCGTTCCAGTCAGCGCCACAAAGCGCTTCCTGGTGTAGAACTCAAGGCCCAATGGGACGTTCTTGCAGCCGTGCTCGGGCGCGCGGCCGGTGCCGAATATGTGCAGCCCGCGGCCCGACTGGCTCACCTCCACCGCAGCACCAGGGAACATGGCGCACAGTTGCTGCGACACAACGCTCCAGCCGTCAGGCGTCAAGCAGTCGTCAATGTCGAGGAACCAAAACGGGTCGGCCTCGGTAAACGCGAAGCCCAGGCAATAGCCGTGGCCCCAGGCTTGCACCGTGGCCAGCGCGGTCGCTGCGTCCAGCCAGTTGTTAGGGTCATGCGCGTCAACGCCAACTTTGCCCGCATAGACGTTGCACGGCAGCTTGTCGGTCTTGCCCGGCTTGTCAGCCTTCGGCACCAGCTTGCACACCAGAAACTGTCGATACGCACCAAGCGGCGCCAGCGCTTCAGGTAGCGCCTGCATTGTCAGCGCACGCTGGCCAGGGCGCGGGCGCGCAGTTCGGCCGGTGCCTTCAGCGCTTGCTTGTCACCGAGCACGATGCCCTGTGCGATCAGCTTCAGGCACTCGTCACGCACCGCGGCGCGCATCACGTCGCGGCGCAACTGGGCCATGGTGGTGAAGTATTTGTTCACGCTGGCCGGGCTGATGCCGGCCTCGTCGGCCACCTGGGCGCGTGTGAATGTGGTCAAGCCGCAGATGGCTGCGACTTTGAGAGCGGCTTGAAGAATTTCGGCCTTGCGCTCTTTGGGGGCCATGCGGGTGTATGTGCTCATGCGTCATAGCCTACCGGCTAGTGACGCGCATGTCAACACACGCTGTAGACTTTCGTGCGCACCGGCAGGATGCCGGCCAGCACCAGCACCTCGGTGCTGGACACAACTCCGCCGAGCGATGCGGCTGCGCTGGCGTTGGCGGCACCGCCGCTCAGCCGGTACTTGATTTCGGTGGATTCGATGGCCATGGCTACCCTTTCGGTGTTGCCGGCATGCTACATGCTTGGGTGGCGTGCGTCAACGACACCCTTGATCGGATGGCAGCGGCAAAGCGCTCAATGTCGCCATCGTCTTTGATGCCGTCGTCTCCGCTGTTCCAGTAGTCGCCTCCGAGGCTTCGGATGAACGGCTTTGCAATCGCTTCGCGCTCTTCGCCGGTGAGGATCATTGCTTTGGCTCCTTTTGTTTCATCGCCGCGCCATAGGTGGCTGAGTTGATTTGACGAAGAAGCCCGACCAGCGCCTTCTCGGCAGATGCTTCACTTCCGCAAGGAATGACTTTGACAACCTCCCCGGTCGCCAACACGAAGACTTCAATGATGTAATCTGTGCTCATGGCTGCTGCTCCTTCATGGCGTCGATGGCTGCGTCAACGGCGGCCACATTTTCTCGCTTCGTCCAAGCCTAAGCGCCGTTCACGGCTGCTTAGCTCGAACGTTATGGCTGGCGCCCTTGCCGATCCTGTGAGCGTCTTCCGCGAACTTCACGCCCTTACGAAATGCTGCACGCTCAACCTCGCAGGACAGTTCGATTGCGTAATTGCAGCCTTTGCTGATCTGCTCATCCGTCAGCGGCTCAAGCGGGCGGGTGTAGAGCAGCAGGTCGGGCTGGTGGTCGTCGCGCGCCTTCCTGATGGCATCTTCCAGCGCCTTGTTGCTGTACCAAACAAGCCTAGGCGCTCCGCTCATTGGCCAATGGACAAATGCCACCGGCTGCGCCTCCGCTGCCTGCTCGGCTTCGTGGGCGGCGAGGGCGGCTCGCCATGTCTGCCAGTGCCTACTCGTCTCGACACTGCACCACGGTGCGGCGACGCCATCAAAGCGGGTCAGGTTCAAGCCAGTTTCGGCCGCATAGACCTCAAACTCACGCAGCGCCTCGGCTAGCCTGCTGCCTGTGCTCATGCTGCACCTCCTTGCTCTGCCGCGACATACTCGGACCATTCGCATGCTTCCCGCGCCGGCCGGGCGGGCAGCAGGACCACGGCGGCATGGGTGCCGTCTTTGAGCGTGGTCAGGCCGCAGAAGGTGCCGACTTCGAGCGGTTCACCCAGAGTAGGTAGTTCGGAGAATTTCATTGCTGTTCCTTGTGCTTGGAGAGGGCGGCGCGGGCTTGCCTTACCTCAAGGCAAACGTCTTCGTCCAGATGGAGCATCCCCTCCAGGGCTGCCACCAGCTCCGCATTAGCTGCGTGCAGGCGGCGCAGCTCTTGGATGGCTCCGTTCACGACACCACGCTCGTGCGACGGTGTGCGGTACTTGTTGGACATATCGACCAAGTGTTCGGCCAGGCGTAGCGCCTCGGGTTGCTTGCTCATCTTTCCGCCCCCTGTTTAATCCAGCGCCTAACCGTGGCTGCTGGCAGTTGCATGGCTCGTGCGGCCTGCCGCATCGAGTTCCCGTTAGCGACCAGTGCTCGGGCCTGACGCTTCAGGCTCTCACGGTCGAGTGTTCGCCTGACCTGGGCCGCGCGATCGCGCTGTCGCCCAACGCTGTTCACGCGGTTCCACAGTTCGATCGGCACCTCGATCGTCGTGCTGCGATGACCTGTGGCCGACTCGTAGCGACGCCGCGTGAAGCCTTCGGCGGTTCGGCGGGTTGAAAGACATTTCATAGCGCGTCACTCCCATTCCAGAAAGCCGCGTCTCCACCAAGCGATGTGACCAGCGAGATAAACCGCAGCTGCGCCTGTTCCCGCTCGGTGCCTGTGAACCGCCAGCCAGGCTCTTTGCACTCGCGCGCCCAGAACACACCGACACGCTGACCGATCATGTCGGGCGTCACAATGCGAGGACGCACGCCGATCAGGTCAGAGGACTTGATCACAGCGTTGATTTCCTTGCTCTCGTTGCACAGACCCCAACGAACAAAAGACCCGTCCGTCATGTAGCCTGCGCCTGAGTTGTTGCGCCACAGCCGGCCACCCTGCTTCGACGCCGCCAAGCGTGCCAAGGCGACCACAGCGGCCTCGCTCTTGCCTTCGAGTGCGGGGGCGGTTTCGGTCGCTGTATCCAGGCCCAGCGTGGCATGCAGATCATCGAGTGCCTGCTGCGTCACGCCCCAGCGGATTGCCCATTGATTGAGGTTCATATCAACCTATTCCGGAGCCGTCGCCGTCGCCGTAGCCGTCGCCGTAGCCGTCGCCGTAGCCGTCGCCGTCGCCGGAGCCGGAGCCGGAGCCGTAGCCGTAGCCGTAGCCGTAGCCGGAGCCGGAGCCGTAGCCGTAGCCGTAGCCGTAGCCGTCGCCGTAGCCGTCGCCGGAGCCGTAGCCGGAGCCGTAGCCGGAGCCGTAGCCGGAGCCGGAGCCGTCGCCGGAGCCGTCGCCGGAGCCGTCGCCGTAGCCGGAGCCGTCGCCGTCAACAAAACGGCGCTTAGCCACGAATGCTCTCCGCAGCGATATTCGCACAAGGGATCAGTTCGCACACACCAGTCAAATAGATGATCGGGTTCATCGTGTCGATCTTGCACTTGCTGCGGTCGATGCCGTGCTGAGCAACACCAGATAGTGCAACGCCGTCCTTAGCCTTCCAAGACCACAGCCGCACGCTGTCGGTAAGAACCACGTTCTCGCCGTCAACAGCCTTAACGGTGCCGGCGTGAACACCCGCCGCGTAGCAGCGTGCAATGACGTAAGTGCCGACAAGAGGATGTGCGGGCCGCAAACCGGCGTAGGTTTGCGGAAACATCGCCGCGATTTGCTTCAGTTGACCAAAAGTGAGTTCATCAATATTCACGCCAATCTCCGGTTGCGCACTGCCACTGCGACAGCGTTGAAGCCAACTCTATTCGCTAATGACAGTCGCGTCAACTACTTTCGCACGTTCCAAATCAGCCTGTATCTTTTCGCGCAACTCGTCGGCCTCACGACTGCCGAGCGCGCATGCGGTGGCCACATCCACCCCGTAGCGGAAATAGAACCGCCGATAACTCTCCGTGGTGCCGCGACCCTGTTCGTGCTGCCAGCCTGCCCATAGCGCGATCGCTGAGCGCAGTTGCCCCTGGTGTTGCTGCCGCTCAATGTGGTTTTTCCGCGCAGCTAGTTGGGCGACGTGCGGCACGCCTTGCGGAATCAGCGCCTGACCGTCCACCCTGGCGATTTCGCCGCGCAGCTTAGCGAGCACTGCCGGGTCAAGCTCAGTCAGATCGCCGTCCACACGATCCGGGCCTGAGCGATCAGCCGGCACCGGCATGTGACCGCACTCAGGGCAGCACGTCAGTACGCGCTCGTAGACGTTAGCGCACGGCACATCGTCCGGGCCGACGAAAAGGCATGTCCGCGTCGGAATCACATCGCTCGGTGCGCTGCGGCTCTTGCGCTCGCGGCGGTTCAGGCTCCACTCACGCGGGGCGTCGGGGAGGCCGTGGCGAGCCACATTACCAACGTGGTCGATGATCCAGCCGTATTGCTTACCGGGGGCTTTGGTCAGCGGCCGATTGAACTGCTGCACATAGAGGCCGTAACTAGCAGTCGGTCGCATCATGCTCATAACCTCCATGCCTGGCACATTCACACCTTCGCCATAGAGGTCAACGTTGACCAGTTGCAGCACGTCCCGCGCCTTGTAGCGCCGCATGATCGTTGAGCGAAGCCCTGCGGGGGTCTTGCCGGTCACAACTTCGGCGGGTACATCTTGCTTGCGGAATGCTTCGGCAGTTTCTACAGCTGCGTCCACGTCAACGCAGAAGGTCATGCCTCGCAAGCCCATGCATCTACGCTTGTACTCTGAAACAGCGTCACCTACGATGCGACTTGACTTGTGGACAGCCTTGCGAACCTGTTCCGGGTTGAAATCGCCTGACGCGGCAATCTTCACTTCACTCAAGTCAACGTCGCTCGGTGAGCACACGATTCGATAATCGGCGATGTAGTCTCGATCTATCAAATCGCGCGAAGATGGTCCGACATGCATGCGCTCAATCAGGCCATCAGCGTGTAACCCCAAACCTTTGCCATCGGCGCGCAGCGGGGTCGCCGTCAGCGCGGCAATCTTGGCTGAGGCGGGCAGTAGCGATGTTGCGCGGCCCCACAAATTTTCACGCAGGAGGTGGTGCCCTTCATCGACCAGTGCCAAGCCAATCGTGGCCAGCCATGGGTCGCGCGGATCAATGCCAGCCAATGTGTTCACACTGGCGATGGCCACTCGGGCGCCCTGGTCAATGTAGTTGACACCGAGTTGCTCTAGATGCTCAACCACACACTCGCGTCGCAAAGCGTCGGAACCGATCACTCGATGCCTGATCCCTTCGGTTGCTAAGGCTGCTGACGCTTGTGACAACAGTTCAGTACGGTGCGCGATGACCACAGATGGCTTACCGAAGCGGCGGATCAGGTTCGCCATGACAACCGTTTTACCCGAGCGTGCAGGCAGCACCAACATGACCGAGCGAACCTCGGCCCAATTGTTCAGTGCAAAGTCGATCGCTTCGACTTGATAGTCACGAAGATTCGGGGTCATACAGATTAGATTTCCTCAAGTTGTCGGATGCCGGTAAGCACTGCAAGTTCCAAGGTACGTGAAGCCCGCTTACAAGCCGACCCTTCAATGGAACTATGTGGTCAACATGGTGCGCAACGCCGCTAACCGATTCAATAAGTTTGGCGAGTTCGTAGAAGCCTAAGATGGCCTGCTGCTGCTCTTGTGATAGCCACTGAGGCATTCGCTGCTTCAAAAGTGCTCGTCGCTCTGCCGCATAAAAGCGAATTTTGTGTGAATTTCTATCAGCCCATTCGGCTCGCCTAGACTTTCTGTTAGAAGCGTGCCGCGCATAGCTATTGCGTTCTCTGCGTAAAAATTCGTCAATGTTCGCTTCACGGCGCGCTTTGTCCTGCGCGAGCTTTCGGTCACGGTTTCTTGAATACCATGATGCGTCGCACCGACTCTGTGCGCCCGGATTCTTATCGCGCCAGTTTGCGCTGTATTCAGCGTTCTTTCCGGGATTCGCTGCGTGCCACGCTTCAGCCTGCTTTCGACGCTTATCGACGTTGCGCAGATAGTGATCGCGGTTGCGTTGACGCATGCACAGCTTGCACTCAGCGCTAAGACCGTCGCGCATGCGCGAATTCTTGTGGAACATCGCTCCCCAAAATTCGTACTTGCAACCGTTGCAGCGCTTAAACACTATTGACATGCCCGTCACTATGCCACACACTAACGACTCCCGCAACTTTTTAACCACTGGGCAACACATGGACAACTTCACCGCACAACTCACCGTGAACAGCGCGATCATCACGATCAACACCAACACGCTCTCTGAGCTGACCGAGTTCGTTGAGCGCATCACCGCTGGCCCCAAGCAGGTCGAACTGTCGTTCGAGGACCGCCCCGATGTGGGCGCCCCGGAAGCCCCGCCGCTGCCGCCCACTGTGATGATCGAGCAGGCCACGGCGGCGCTGGCGTTTGGTGGAGCCCCCATGACCCCCGAGCAGATGGTCGCAGCACACCCCGCTGCGCCCGAGCTGCCGGGCCTGCCGGCTGATCTGCTGACCCCGCCCGCCGTCTCGGCCGATGTGGACAGCGCCGGCGTGCGCTGGGACGCCCGCATCCACAGTTCCACCAAGACCAAGGTGGCAAACGGCGAATGGCGCGCTCGCAAGGGTGCCGACCCGGCCCTGGTCGAACAGGTGCTGGCTGAGCAGAAGCAACTGGCTGCGCTGCCGGCTGCGCCTGCTGTCCCGGTGGCTGCGCCTGCTGTCCCGGTGGCTGCGCCTGCTGTCCCGGTGGCTGCGCCTGCTGTCCCGGTGGCTGCGCCTGCTGTCCCGGTGACTGCGCCTGCTGTCCCGGTGGCTGCGCCTGCTGTCCCGGTGACTGCGCCTGCTGTCCCGGTGGCTGCGCCTGCTGTCCCGGTGACTGCGCCTGCTGTGACCAAGTTCTCCGAGCTGTGCGATTGGCTCAACGGCCCGATGCTGGCCGTGCCGCCGAAGCTGAGCATGGACGATGTGGTCGCCGAGCTGAGCAAGCACGGCATGAAGCAACTGCAAGACCTGATGATGCGCCAGGACTATGTGCCTGTCGTTCACCAGGGCCTGTCGGCACTCGTGGCCGGTCGCTGAGCCATGAGCGGCGCCCACGCAATCTTGGCCCCATCCAGCGCCGCTCGCACCGTCCAGTGCGACGGCTCTGTGGTGATGCAGCAACAGCACCCTGATCAGGGCGATGACACCGCGGCGCTGGAAGGTGAGGCGGCCCATTGGGTGCTGACCGACTGCGTGCTGGAAGGCGTGATTATTGAGGTCGGTGACGAGGCGCCCAATGGCGTGCGCGTCACGTCCGAAATGATCACCGGGGCCGATCTGATGCTGCGCGACATTGTGGCCACGCTCGGCCCAGAGTGGCGCAGCTTGATCCGCATCGAGCAGCGCCTGCCGCCCGTGGTGACGCTGCATCCCGAGAACTGGGGCACGCCTGATGTGTACGCAGTCGTCGGCAACACGATCCATGTGTGGGACTACAAGTACGGCTACGGCTACGTCGAGGTGTACGAAAACTGGCAGCTGATCAACTACTTCGCGCTGATCTTCTTGGCGCTGGGTCTGCATGATTGCGCTGTCAAGTTCACCATCGTGCAACCGCGCAGCTATGGTCCCGAGGGTCCAGTCAGGCGCTGGGCAACCACAGCGGTTGCGTTGCGGGCGCATGTCAATGTGTTGCGCAATAGCTACGGTGCTGCGCTCGGCCCACAGCCCCGCCTGCGTGTCGGACCTGAGTGCGACCACTGCTCGGCCCGGCACGCTTGCCCAGAGCTGTTGCGGGCCGGTGCGCGCGCCGCCGACTATGTGCGCGGACCCCAGCCGTTCGATCTGTCACCGGCCGCGCTCGGTCGTGAGCTGACCCTGATGCGACAAACCGCTGAACTGATCAAGGCTCGCCAGTCAGGGCTCGAAGAGCAGGCGCTGCGTGCAATCAGGGCTGGTGCACAGGTGCCGGGCTATGCGGTTGGCCACGGCTCTGGCCGCCAGGCGTGGACGAAGCCTGCGGCTGCGGTGATCAACACCGGCAAGATGCTGGGTCTGGACATTGCCAAGCCGATCGAGCCGTTGACCCCCAAGCAGGCCATCGCACGCGGCATGCCCGAGTCGCTGGTCGAATCCATGTCAACCACACCTGTCGGCGAGGCGAAGCTGATCGAAGAGGATCGCTCGCTGGCTGCGCGGGTGTTTGGCAAAACTAATTGACAGCCTCGTCACTAGCCTTTATATTTCGTTCACCATCAACCGCAAAGAGGATTTCATGGCTACCGCACGAATCGAATTCACCACCCCCGTTGGCCGCCTGGTCGGCGGCTCGCTCTACAAGCCCAAGACCACCGACCAGAACGGTCAGCCGCGCATCATCAAGAACGGCCCGAACAAGGGCCAGCCGCACAGCTCGTTCGACTTCGGCGTCGCCATCCCCAAGGGTGGCGAACAGCACTGGTCGCAAACCGCCTGGGGTCAAATCATTTGGGGCGAAGGCAATCGCGCATTCCCGCAGTTCGCACAGCATCCGACTTTCGCCTGGAAGATCACTGACGGCGACGCCACCTCGGCCAAGAAGCCGGGCGGCAAGATTCCGCGCGAACAGACCGGCTACGCTGGCCACTGGGTTCTGTGGTTCAGCTCTGGCAGTGCGCCGCAAATCTGGAACGCCAACGGCTCGCAGCGCATCGTGGAAGAGGATGCCGTTAAGCTGGGCTACTACGTTCAGGTGTTCGGCAGCGTGGCCGGCAACGGCAGCACCGAGAGCCCCGGTGTCTATCTCAACCACAGCATGGTCGCGCTGAGCGCCTATGGCGAGGTGATCCAGATGGGGCCTGACGTGGCCGCTGCCGGCTTCGGCAACGGTGTCGCACTGCCGCCCGGCGCGTCGGCCACACCGCCTGCCGGCTTCTCCCCGCCTGCGGCAGCTGGTGCTCCGCTGCCCGCTGCGCCCACGCCTCAGGCCGCCCCGGTGGCTCAGGTGCCCGTCATGCCGCAGCCTGGATTCGTGGCCGGCGCTGGTGCTGCGATGCCGATGCCGCCCGCTGTGGCCGCCCCGGTGGCTCCGCCCGCAGCCCCGGCGCATCAGATGACGCCAAAGGCCCAGGGCGCGAGCTACGAGTCGTTCGTCAGCCTGGGTTGGACTGACGCGCTGCTGCGTGAGCACGGCTACATGCTGTAAGCCGTTTGCCCAAGAGCACGCCCCCGATGCCTAGCGGCGACGGGGGCTTTCTATTCTCAACAATGAAGGTGCGCACCATGCGACTGTTCAAACTGTTCACCCGCCCGACTCACGGTGAAATGATCGCCCGCGAACTCGACGTAGCCCGCTGCGTGCTGCTGCGCTGGCAGGCGAACGCTGAAGCTGCGAACTACTCGGTGATGATGCTGCAAGAGCGCATCCAGCGCCTTGAGCAAATGCAGCGCGACGAGGTTAATTGACGCCACCAACAACCGAAAGGAAATCATGATCAGCAGCGGAAAATTCAAAAGATTTGCGGCGATTGCCGCAGCGATGGCTGCATTTGCTCCGGCGATGCACCAAGGTGCCGTCAGCGTCGCCACCGAGGCCCAGCAATCCAAGGCGCCAGGTGCGCATCCGAGCGGCAAGGCTCTGGGCCTCAAGGAAGCCGCGAAGCGCAAGATCGAGGGCGCATTCTTTGGCGGCCACAGCAGCCGCGCCGGCGGCCGTACATTCCCTGGCTACGGCTGGTCCGTCGCGCACGACCGCCGCCAGGCGAAGAAGCGCCGCAACCAGGCCCGTAACCGCCGTGCGCAGCGCGGCTGAAAGGGCAGCATGCAAGTGTGGCCACCGCTCCCACCGAAGCCCGAAGCCGAGTTCGATACCGAGTGCTACCCGAACTATTGGTTGCTCAAGGCGTGGCCGGCCGGCAGCTCAATGCGGTCCTGGCGGCTTCTAGCTGGTGAGCGGTTCACCCAGCATCAGGTCGCCGAGATTCAAACATTCTTCGGCACGCACACGGTCTACAGCTTCAACGGCTTGGGCTATGACAACTGGATGATCGGCTATGCGCTTAGCGGCGCCACGCCCGAAGAGCTGAAGGTGATCAACGATCGCATCATCGTGGACGGCATCAAGCCCTGGGAGCTTGGCCTGCCGCGGTGGGAGCCTGCTGATCACATTGATCTGCGCGAGGTTGCGCCAGGTGACGGCTCACAGAAGCTCTATGCCGGCCGCATGCACAGCAAGACCATGCGCGATCTGCCGTATGAGCCCGGCACGGTGCTGACGGATGAGCAGATCACCAACGTGGACGCCTACTGCGGCAATGACCTGGCCGTGCTGCGTGAGCTGAAAGAAGCCCTGCGCTCACCCGTCAAGCAGCGCGCGTCACTGGGTCAGCGCTACGGGCTGGAGCTGCGCAGCAAGTCGGATGCACAGGTCGCGGAGGCCGTGCTGCGCAAACGGTGCGAGATTGCCCTGGGCCGACGCATCTACACGCCTGACGTGGACTGGAATTTCTGCTTCAAATTCCGCGTACCAGGCTTCATCAGCTTTGAGTTGCCGCAGTTGCGGCACGCGCTCAGCATTGTGCGTGACGCTGTGTTTCGCCTGGGCGGCAGCGGCAACGTCGAAATTCCGGATGACCTTGAAGGGCTTCAGGTCACGATCGGTCACACCACCTACAAGATGGGCGTTGGTGGCCTGCACAGCCAAGAGCAGCGCCTTGTGGTGCGCAGCGATGACCGCACAGTCATCCTCATGCCCGATGTGGCCAGCTACTACCCGCGCCTGATCCTCAATTCGGGCGAGTATCCGCCCGCGCTGGGCGAAGCGTTTGCCAAAGAGTATGAGTCGATCATCGAGGAACGACTGGCGAACAAGGCCCTGGCCAAGAAGCTCAAGCATGTTGGCGGCCCCGAGTACGAGGATGCCGTCACGGGCGACGCTGGCGGCAAGATCATGATCAACGGCACGTTCGGCAAGACCGGATCGGCCTTCAGCGTGCTGTTCGCGCCGACCATGCTGATCCAGACCACGCTGAGCGGCCAGTTTTCGCTGCTGATGCTGATCGAGTGGCTGGAGCTGAACGGCATCCCGGTCGTGTCGGCCAACACGGACGGCATTGTGCTGGCATGCCCGCGCGACAAGCGGCACGCGGCCGAGTGGTTGATCGACCAGTGGCAGACGCGCACCGGCCTGACCATGGAGACTGAGGAATACGTGGCGCTCTATGCGCGCGATGTGAATTCCTACTTCGCCATCAAGAGCCCTGACGATGTGAAGCGCAAGGGTGAATATGCGCTGTCCGGTCTGATGGCGAAGAAGAACCCTGACGTTGAAATTTGCTCGGACGCTGTGGCCGAGTTCCTGGCCAAAGGCACGCCGCTGCTGGTCACACTCGCCGGGTGCCGCGACATTCGCAAGTTTGTCACCATCCAGAAGGTCACAGGCGGCGGCGTCAAAATGTGGGGTGACGGGCCGCGCAAGACCGATAAGGTGCGTGACATGATTCCTCGTATCGAAGCTCACGGCTGGGCCAAAGAGGGTCGCAAATGGCGCAATGGTGATCAGTTGCTGGACGCCCAGGCGGCCTACGCCAGCACCTACGCCCCACAGACGCCAGAATATCTCGGCAAGGTCGTGCGCTGGTACTACAGCACCCGCGCGCCTGGCCCGATCGTCTACGCCAAGCGCAACGCTGTGGTCAGCTTGTCTTACGGTGCTAAGCCGTGCATGACGCTACCCGATGAGTTCCCGCAGGACATTGACTATGCGTGGTATCTACGCAAATGCAACTCGATCCTGAACGACATTGGCTGGCAACCCCACGTTTGACACTTGACGCGCTTCTAACGGTTTACTAATCTAGTGACTAACCCGTCACCAAGGAAAAGTCATGTTGAAGCGCGTCATTAGCTTCGTCGCTGTGAAGCTGATCGAAGCCGCCCTGATTGTCACGTCTATGGTGCTGGGGCTTCAGGCCATACTATCGTGACTGGGAACCCTTCCTGTTCCGGCACGTCACGCAGGGCCTGCCGGTAAGCCGCCCACACTTCGGGCACAGCCTCGGCGCGCTCGATCGCCCGAGTGACGATCCAGTCCGTTTCCGCAAGCAGGCGGTCACGCTTGGCGCGCGCTTCGTTGTCGCGGTCCTCGTCGCTGCGCGTATCGTGCCATTCCAGAGCCCCAGCTGCGTAGCGCAGTTGAGCCCCAAGGTGCGGCTGCGTAGGCCAATGCTCAAACGGCTCGTTCAGGCCGCCGCAGGCGTGGTCAACTGGGGGCTGACTGTCCATGCCTTCAGTCAGGCACAGCACGTCCCCATTGGTCAGGCTGTAGATGCAGTGTGTGAAGATCATGGTGGTCCAGATCCAAAAGAGCCGTAGCCCGATCGGGTGATGGTGGCGGTGAGGCCGTTGGCATCGGTCACAGTGCAGACCGCCGTGACGCCGATGCCGCAGTTGGAGGCGCCGCGGCCAAGGAAATTGCAACTGGCACCGCTGGCGCTGATGCCGGCCCAGTCGCCGGCAGCCGGCGCACCAGACACGATGCTGCTGGATGCGAGTGACCACTGGTAGGTATAGGGGGCCGTGCCGCCGCTGGCGCTGGCCGTGCTGCTGCCAATGACCCGCGTGATCGTGCTGCTGGTGGCCCAGCTGGTGCTGCTGGGCGAGCCAGCGCTGACCGTGACCACATTCAACTTCAGCTCCAGTGCGCTGCCGGTCCAGCGCATGTACTGCGTGCTGCTGCCGATGCTGAATTTGTACGCCCCGCCGCTGTAGCCGAGGAAGAACCCGGTGCCGCTGGCGTAATCGGTCTGGCCGCCTCGGACGTGGCCGCTGGTCGTCACGTTAAGTGCCCCGACAGTACCGCTCGGGGCACTGAATGACCCGCTGAAGGTGGCCACACCGCCCGACACGATCATGCCCGGCATGGTCATGTTGCCATTGGCGCTGACCTCAAACCAGTTGCCGTCTGTGTAGTTGCCCAGGCGCAGAGCTGACGACGATAGGTAGAAGCCGGTGCCGCCCGAGGCCGGCCAGTTTCCGTCTACGAACGAACCGCCGAGCAGGATGCCGCTCTTGATGGTCAGGTTCGACCCATCCCATATCAGCGACTTCGTGCCAGCCACACCAATGCTGAGCTTGTACGTTCCCGCGTCATAGCCGAGCCAGAAGCCCGTACCGCTGTTGTAGGCCGTCTGGCCGCCTCGGACGTGGCCGCTGGTGCCCACATCCACACTGGGGGTCGTCAGCGCTGCGCTGCGCAGCGTCAACGTTGAACCGCTCCACAGAAGCGCCGAACCGCCAGCCGTGCCGATGCTGAAGCGGTAGGCCCCGCTCGAATAGCCGAGGTAGAAGCCGGTTCCAGTGTCATAGGACGTCTGGCCACCTCGGATGTAGCCCGAGGTGTCGAGCGTGATATTGCCCGCGGTGATCGCGCCCATGTTGGCGCTGATCGCGCTCAACGAACCCACCTTCAACGTGCTCAGGTAGGGCGCATTCCAGATCGTCTCGTTCGTGACCGGGTTGTAGATGCCGTCAGTCTGGTACGTCGATTCCCCCGCCACCAGCACCGGCACCGCGCCTGACCAGCCGTTTGCTGACCAGCTCCCGTTCGGCGGATAGCTGGTGCTGCCGGACGTGGTAACAGTGCCGCTGCCGAGGCTGGTAAGCGTGGTCTTGGCGTAGGCTGTACGGTAGCTTGCCCCCTGAGCGCCGTCAGCACCGGGCGCGCCGTCCGCACCATCAGCCCCAGCGCTGCCTGCGTAGCCTCGCGCCGTGATGCTGCCGAAGCTGAAATTGGTCGTGGCCACGCCTGCCGACTCGATCAGCGTGGCCGATGGGGTGGCGGCCCACAGCGTATAGCCTGGGCTCGGAGATGTGCCTGGGGTCAGCGACCAGCCGGCCGGCGCAGCACCAAAGCCGCCCGTGGCCCAGGTATAGGTGAACGTGCCGGCCGGCGCTGCCGGAATGGTCACAGCCCACTGGTACACCGTTGGTTGCGCGCTTTGCAGGCCAGCCTCGCCGTTGGCAGCAATAGCCGCCACAGTTGATGAACCTGGCCACGTCACCGAGGTGGAAACCGCGTCAGCCACTGCAGTGATCGACTGCTCAGCCCTCCACAGTTGCAGGCCCGGAGTGCCAGGGTTGGCAGGGACAGCAATGCTCCAGCCCGATCCACTGAATGCCGAATGCGCCGCGCTGGCCCATGTGTAAGTGCTAGACCCGGACGGTGCGGCTGCCGCTGTGGTTGCCCACTGGTACAGCGTGACCGTCGCCACTTTGTTGCCGCTGGCACCATCGGCACCATCGGCACCATCGGCACCATCGGCACCATCAGCACCATCAGCACCATCAGCACCATCAGCACCATCGGCACCAGATGCTCCAACCCGAGCTTTTGCGATCGAGTAGATTTTTTCGAGCGTGGGGCCACCGCTGACCGCGGCGACCAGGGTGGCCGTGCCGCTGTCGGCGCTCATGCTCGAGGGGGCGTAGACGCCCGTGCTGGCGTCGATATTGGTGTGCACGCCGCTCTGGGTGGTGCGGCCGTAGCTCACGCCACTGGTAAGCCTCTGAGCGCCGCGATAGACCATCATCGTGCCACCGGCGCCAGCAAAGCTGGCCACATTGCCAGCGGCATCGGCCTGCACCACGGCAGACTCGTTGGTCAGCAGGGCCACATAACTGTCAGAGCCATCGCGCACCTTGGCCACGGTGATGGTATCGACCAGCCCGTCCCAAGTGACCTGGATGGTGGCGGTCTCTGACGCCAGGCCGGCATAGCTCAGCGCGCGGCTGTTGCCGGTGCCGGTGAGCGTGGCTGTGCCGGCCACCACAGCGAACGCCGGACTGCCGGCCAGCGACAGCCCGGTGGCGCTGAAGGTGATGCTGCTGGGCGAGGCCGCGCCCGCCTGGTCGACCCGGAAAATCTGGCTGCTGGCCGACAGCAGCAGACTGCGGCCCGGCGCGCCATCGACTCCAGTCGGTCCAGTAGCCCCAGTCGGTCCAGTGGCCCCAGTCGGTCCAGTGGCCCCGGTTGCCCCAGCCTTGCTCTTGCTGATCTGGATGCGACGCTCAAGCGTCGGGTAATCAACGCGGGTTGCCGTAACGTCCACATGGCTCAGGTCCGTGCCAGCCGTCAGCGCTGTGATCGTCAGCGTGCCGCCCACCAGGGTGCTCGTCGCACCAGCTCCGTCACTCTTTGAAAGCACCCAGTCAGCGGTAACGTCTGCGCCACCAGACATAACGCGAATTGTGCTTGTCGCCCCGGAGTAGCTGGTCACAGCGCCGTCTGCCCCGGCAGGCAAGACAAACGCAACCGTGGACGACTCGATCAGCAGCGAAGGGTTGGCCGCCTCGATCGTGAACAGCGCGCTCGCCGCCGCTGCCGACTCATTGCCGCTGGTGTCGAAGTGCTTGGCCCACACCTGGTACTCGGCCGGATCGTCGGGTGTCCACGCGAAGCGATCGGCAGCACCCTTGAAGATGCTAACCGCGTCAATGTGCCCCCACGACAGCCCGATGCGAAGCTCGGTGTAGGCGTAGTCAGCGTCAGGGCAGGCTGTCCACGACAGCAGCGCCTGGCCCGGCACCACTGTGGCCGACAGGTCCGTCACATCGCTTGGCGGTTCGCTCTTGCCGATGACGTAATGGCTCAAGAGCACGTCGCTGCTGCGCACACCCAGGCCATTGACCACAGTGATGCGCACAACGATCGTCTGGAACTCGGGCGCTCCGATCAGCAGCGCATAGGTGTCCAGTGGGCCAACGCTTTGCACCGTCCACTCGGCGCCGTCAGTCGTGCGCCAAGCAACGTCGATCCGGCCATTGTCGGCATACGGTGATTCACTCACGTCCCAATCAACGCGCACGCGAGGCACGATGGTGCCGTCAGCCAGCTTCAGCAGCCGTGCCGTACCGCTGGTGGCGGCTGCTCCGGTAACGGGCTCAGGTGCGTAGGGGTTCGGCAGGCCGGTGTTGGGCGTCGGGTCTGCCGTCGATGCGTCGGCATCGTCCCATGCAGCCTCGTCGTCCTCGATAAGCGTGAGCACCACTGCGCCCGTGTGGCTGAATTGCCAGTCGGTAACGCGGAAGTGCTTGAGCGTCCAGCCGAACTCGGCGTTGCTCACACGCACGCGCTGGCCTGGGCGCATCTCCCACGCCTTGAGCTTCGCAGGGTACTGGATGACCAGGCCATTGCGCGCCACCTCGGTCATGATGCGCGCCAGGTTGCGCGCCCGACACGGGTGATCGGTGAACGGTAGGCCAACGTCCTCCCACAGCTCGGTTCCGTCTGCGGTCACGAACGTGCTGTTGGTGTACGGTGGCCACAGGTCGGCGACAGACGCTTGGCCGGCCGGGATGTAGCTGGCCCGCACGCTGTTGAAAAGCTCGTCCATCGACTCGCCGGCCTGCACGATCTGGATAGGCCCGGCCTCGTCGCCGTCCAGCAAGTCCATAACTGGCGGCGTCCACGCGCCGGCCTGGATGAACCAATCAGCGCCGTCGATCACACTGCCAGCCATCGCTGCGGCCATCTGGCTCAGCACGGATTCTTTGTCGTCGGCCGCGGTGAACGCGCCGTTGATCGTGTAGCGCGGCAGGTACCCCGTGGTCGGCCCAGGCGGGCCAATGCCGTCAGCCGGGTAGTTGTAGACAGTCATGGCCGTGCTCACGTCGCAGGCGTTGGCCGCCTCGATCGTGCTGTCCACATCTGGCGTGACACCAAAGCCCCAGCGGGTAGAGCGCAGCCAGTCGTCAATGCACAGCGCCGCGTTGTTGGTGTACTTGGTCAGACCGTCGCGAGGATCATAGATTTCGTCCCGACCGTCAATATCGAATGTCAGCTGCGGAATGCCGCCCTGAAACTGCGGGTTCTCCAGATCAAGTGTGATCACCACGCCGGCCTTACCCCGCAGCCGATCGCTGCTGGTCCACTGGCTGGGCACCTTGCTCATCAGATAAGCGTTGGCCGTCTGCGTGGACGATCCCAGGAACTTTTCGACATAGACGGTCGAGTCGTTCGCGTTGGCCGTCATGTACGTGATGATCCACGTACCCTCGTCAGCGTTGACCGCCTCGCCCTTGAACAGCACAGAGGCGGGAAGGTTCACCGTGTTGCCGCTGACGCTGTAACCGTACGCCCCGCCTGCCGGTACGTAGACATTCGGCCCGGCCAGCCGCAAGCTAACGCCGATGATGCTCAGCAGAGAGCCGCTGATGGTGTAGCTGCTGGACGTGCCCGGCGTGGTCACGCTCACGTCATAGGGCTTGCTGTTGTTGAACTCGGAGGCAGTGGCCCAGCCCCTCATGCCGGTGATGCCGAGGCGCACGCCGCCGATCAGCACATCGTTGATCGCCTTGATGCGGTGCGACGCTACGATGATCACCAGATGCTTCAAACCGTCCTTCTTGACCACTTCGACGCCATAGGGCGGCGACCCTTTGGTTTTGTCGGACGTGAAGATGGCGACCACATCGCCGCCCGTGATGCCGGCGCCGTAGAAATAGCGCTCGGGTGGCTCTTGCTGCACCGCGGTGATCGTGCGGTCCTTCAGCGAAGCGTTGTAGGCCCGGCGCGCATCAGCGTCAGCTTTCTTGGCCGCACGCTTTGCTCGGTAGGCGTTGAACACATTCAGGCCGAAGGCGATGGCGGTGCCGTAGGTGCTCAGGAATACCGCCCCCGTGGCGATGGCCGCAGCTGCCGTACCGCCGAAAATCGGCGCCAGCGTAGCCACAATGCTGATCGGGTCAGCGTGTGCCGCACTGGGCAGCAGGAACAGTAGAAGCAGGGCGATCAGGCGTGGCACGGTTCGATCCTCCAGGCGTGGGTCACATCAGCCATCGGTACGAACGCAATGGCGCCCTCGGCCGTGGCCACCGCAGCCACACCGCCTGCGCAGATGCCCATGACCGCCCCGTCCCGCTCAAGCATCGGCAGCAGCACCACGTCGCCGGTCTGCGCGAGCTTTGGCGAGGCCAGCGGACCATAACCAAGTTGCGCCGTCCAGGCGTCAGCCATCGTGCCACCCAGACCCCGCAACAGCCGGCGCGCAGCACGCACGTCGCGCGTCACCGGCAGGCCGGCCATCGGATCGCGCCCGGTCACGTTCTTGACCCAGCGCGCAGCGAAGTGGCAGCAGTTGTGCGTGGCCCAGTCGAACGGGGCGTTGTCGTGCTCGGCCAGAAATTGTGTGAGGCGCATCATTGCTCTTGGAACTTCTTCGACAGCCACAGGGTCGGCTGCTCGATCAGTTGGCGCATGTAGCGCAATCCGGTGTCGCCTGCGAACTCGGAGCGCTGCTGCGAATCGCTGAGCCGCCGACCCTCGTAGCGCCGCGACCGATCCAGGCCGGCGCGCACCAGGCGCATTTCGATCTTGCCGCCCGTGCTGCCGTTGCGGTCGTTCTCGCGCTGGATGCTCACCGGCTCCATCTTGGCCGTCAGCCGGCGCACCGGAGCGCCCACAGGCTGGTGCTGGGCATTGAAGAGCTGCAAGAACAGCCGCGCCGGCCGGCCGCGATACGCCTCAACGCTGGCCAGCACCGCGGTGACGAGAGCTTGATTGCTGATCGGCAGGCTGATGCTAACCTTGTCGTTGCTGATCTTCTCGTTCTCGCGCACCGGCTCGATCGTGAGGTTGCCGCCCAGGCCGATGTATTCGTGCCCGCCGATCGTGACCGTCAGGTTGAATGTGGTCAGGTAGAGCGTGCCGGCCAGCAGATCAAGCTCCACCAGCCAGTGCGCGCCGACTTCGCCCTCGGCAAGCTGCGCCTGGGCTGCGGTATCAAAGCTCATTGCGGCCAGTCCTCCAGCAGATCAGGGAAGCCGTAACCTTCTTCCAGCAGCGACTGCCCCTTGTAGCGCCATGCGGTGCGGTCTGCGCCCTGCTTGCAGTAGACCAGCGGCTTGTCCCATGTGATCGCCGCGCCGGCAGTGAAGCCCTTGCGCAACGGGTGTGCGAACTGGATCGCAATGTCGCCCGCCCCGTCAGCCGTGGCATCGTCCGTCACCATGATGAGCTGCGACGTGCCGTAGCCGGTGCCGATCTGCAACCAGTCGCCGGCAAGCAGCGTGGTGGCAGCTTGACCAGCGCCGGCCGCCAGGGTCATTGTCTCAGCGCCAGCCACCACGGTCGTCTTGAGCGTGATCGTGCCCCGCATCGTGCCGCGTGGCGCGGCGCGGGCCGGGTCGTAGGCGGCAAGCACATTGATCCGCCCCTTCAGCTTGAGCGTGACTGCCCGCCAGTACGCAGCCTCGGCACGCTTGAGGCGCTGGGGCGGCATCAAGGCCAGCGACCAGCGCGGGTGCCCGTACAGCCGCGCCTGGGTCGATCCGGTCGAGTCGGCCCGGTCGATCGAGTCGTAGCGGACTTCAGCGACCCCACAATCGGGGCCGAAGATCATGCCGGCCGGGATGGTCACAACGCTCGTCATGCGATCACCCGGTTCGCGCGCAGATTGTCGATCAGTTGCGCCTGGCCGATTTCAACGGCTCGCGCTGCGATCTGCGCCACCTGGGCCTGATCGGTGCGGCTGTCGATATAGAGCGTCTGGTTGATCGGCGCGCTGACCACGGAGGCGGACTGTTTCATGGGGGTGATTCTCCCCGAGGCCGCGCCCGTCGCCAAGTAGTCTTTGCCCTTGACCGTCAGCACTTCGGGCACGCCGCGCTCGTTGATCTGGTGCAGCATGCCGCGGTGAACGTCGCCACCATACGCACGCCCACCGCCGAACAGCGAGCCAATGCCACTGATGATCGAACTGCCGAAGCCCATTAGCGAGCCGAACAGGCCACTGTTCGACGCACCCGCACCGCCGAAGAACTTGCGGAACTCCAGCCGGGCCTGCGCGGCGATGAAATCGCGCACAAGAGAGCCAAGGCTGAGCTTGCCCGTTGTGACCAGTTGCGCCCAGGCGTCCTCTCCGTTCTGGAGCATGCCCGACCACATATCGTCGCTGGCTTCCCTCATCAGCTTGTTTATGTCGCGCCAGTCCTCAAGCTGGCGCTGCCATACCGGCTTTAGCTCGTCACCGATCTGCTTCTCTCGCATCACCCGCCACGCAGCCAGATCGTCAATGGCGGCCTGGCGTGCCGTATCACTCAGCGCGGCCAGGTCAAGCCGTTTGCGCAGTGCGTCCTCTTCCAGCGCCAGCTCGGCCATCAGCCGAGCCTCGCTGTCCCGAATAAGCTCAACGCTGAGTTGCTTGTTGATGGCGGCAAGCTCGCTGGCCGATGTGAGCGCTGCGGTGCGGCGCTGCTCGCTGACAGCCTGCTCGCCGGCGCGCTCGGCATTCTCGAAGCGGCGCAGATCGTCGCGGGGGCCGACGCTGCGAGCCTTGGGCACAATGTCGCGCTCGCCGCTCGCCTCAGCAGCGCGCAGTTTGGCGCGCTCTTGCTCGATACGCAGCAATTCCGTCTCAATCGTCAGCAGCGCGGCCTGCTGGGCGCGCGTCTCGTTGACGCTGGTGGGCTTGGACGAGGCGGCCAGCGCCTGGCTTGCGCGCAGCGCCTGCTCTTTGGCGGCCAGCCCCTGCATTTCGATTTCGAGCAACGCCGCCTGGTAGCCCTGGGCTTCAACGAGGTCTTGCTGCCACGCCTGATCATAGGCGGCGCGGGCGCGCTCCAGACCCATCTGCTGCAAGGCCAGGCGGCGCTCGATGCCGGCCTTCTCGATGCCGGCGATGGC